GCCGCCCTGGGCGATGAAGTGCTTTTCCAGGCGCTGGATGATCTCGGGCGGGACCACGGCCCACCGCATGGCGAGCGGGATGTTCGCGCGGGTCATCTTGGCCTTCAGGTCGATGAAGCTCTCCACGATGTCCTGCACGCTCGCGTTCGCGGCGTTGGCCCCCGTCTCGCGCCTCGCGTTGTCGAAACCGCCGGCGTAGATGCCCATCAGGAAGCTGTCCTGCGTCTGGGCGATCTGCTCGACCGCGTGCATGAGCGTGGCGTCCATCAGGTCCGGCACCTGCTGGCGGGCCTGAATGTCATCCAAGTAAATGTGAAAATATTTCTGTTCGGAAATTTCCAAATCCTGCATCGTGCCGTTCATTTCGTCGGCAGCGTTGATGTCGGTGGACTTGGTGTAGTCCCGCACGTTCACCGCGCCCGTGCGCGTCGGGATTTTCACGGTGTCGCCCGCGCTCGCGAGCTCGCCCTCGTAGTTGCGGTTCGTGCCGGCGCCGTACACGCGGGCATCGTAGAGGATGGTGGTGAACCTGGCGGACCAGATTTCCGGGATGAAGTCAGCGAGTGCCATTGAGGCCTCCTATGCCTTGGAGCCGCCTTGGGCCATCCATGCCTTGATCTCAGGCCAGCGGCTGTTGATTTCGTCGGGGGTCATCCCCTTGACGGTCTCTCGGGTCAGTGCCGCGGGCGCTGCCGTCTCGGTCTCACGTGCGGGCGCCTTCCCTGGGTTCAGCTTCGGCGCCTCATAGGCGAACTTGCCATCGACCGCCCCGTTGGCGATCGGCAGCCGCTCAAGCGCCTCGGCGGTGACACCGCTGGTGTCGATGCTGTGGGCGGAGAGCATGGTTTCGAACGCATGGCTGCGGCGCAGGGCGTCGTTCCGCTGCGTCCGGTAGGACGCGGATTCGCGGGACAGCTCGGCAACCTTGGTCCGCAGCTCGGCGATCTCGGCAGCGTCGGTAGGGGTCTCTGACCCCGGCGCGGCATCTTCCGGCATGGGTGTTTTGCTCCTCAGGAGGCCAACTCGTTGACGGTAGGGGCGATTTTCGGTTCTGGCAAGCACTGTTGCAGGAACCGGAAAGCGTTTCTTGTCTCTTGTCCGCCTCCCTATAGGGAGAGACAAGAGAACAGAAACGTCTCGGTGGGTGTAAAGCGGCGCAAGTACACCCACTCCGAGGCGTTTCTTGTCTCGTGGCAAGCCCTATAGGGACATGGACACGTAACAGAAAGGATCGCCTCGCTTCCCTGTGCCCGTCCGGTCCACCAGGTCGTTGTCCACGAGGTAGCGCAAAGAGGCACGCAGGTTGCGCTTTCCGAGCGCGATCTTCTCCGCCAGCACGTTCACCGTGAACGGCCCCTCGTCCGCGTTGGCGCGCATGAAGTTGAGCACCTCGTCCGCGTAGGCCTCGCGGCGCTGCTCGTCCCAGTCGTCGCCCAGGACCACCTGCCCGCCATCGTTGAGCACGATCTCGGTCTTCGGCAGGTCCACGCCCTCGCGCTGCGTGCTCATCACCATGCGCTTGTCGCCGTCGCGGCGCAGCGAGACCATACAGTCCACCGCGCCGAACATGGCGGTCGAGCCCAGGGCCTCGTCGCCGTACTCGCCCTCGCTCTTGCGCGCGTGGTGGGCGAGCACGACAGCGCAGCCGGTGTTGCGGGCCACCTCCATGACGCGCCCCGTGGCCTTCGTGAGCTCCGCGTAGTCGTTCCCGTCCTCCACCTGCATGAAGCGGAAGAAGGGATCGATCACGGCCAGCTTCGCGCCGGTGGACATGATCGCGCCCGAGAGCCACGCCGCCGGGTCGCCGATGTCCCGGTCGCCGAAGAACAGCGAGAGGTCCGCCTTGCCGTTCAGGCCGAGCATCTGCAGGTGGTCCTTCACCACGGCCCTGCGGTCCTCCCAGGTCGCGTAGACCACCGGCGCGATAGCCGAGCTGCGCCCGAGCCACTGGCCGCCGGTGAGCACGGCGTGGATCAGGCAGCGCAGCGCGGTGGACTTCCCCACCTTCGGCTTGGCGACGATCATCCCGACGCCGCCGACAGGCAGCATCTTGTCAACCAGCCAGTCGGGCTGTGCGTCCGGCGCCTCGGACAGGGCGCTCCAGGTCGTGAGTCCGGACTGGGCGCGGAACTCGTCGAAGGCGGCCTGCGCCTTCTCAAGCTCCGCCCGCGTCTGGGTGGCCATGCGCACGAACTCCTCGATGACCATGCGCTCATCGAGTGAGTCCATGACGTCGGGGTCAGCCGACGCCTCGCCGGCCTCCCAGACCAGCCGATCGAACTCCTCGCGGATCGGGCTATGGATGGGTGGCGGCGGTGAGCCGTTGTGGATGAAGTTGGAGAATGCCTCTTGGGCCAGGAGCTCCATGGTCTTTCCTTCCGCAGCCCCATCCCGCCACGCTCGGCGAGATGGGATAGGAAGGCGTTTGACCGCTGCGCCTCGGCGCGTGCCCCTCTGGCGAGGGGTGGAAGCATTTCAGCCCCGCTGCCCCGGAAGGGGTAGCTGCGAGCAGTCTACCACAAGCCGCCATGCGTCGGGCGCAGACCACCCTTGCGCCGCACGCATGACGGTTATTCTTGCAAAAACGCACGATTGCCCCATCTTGGCAGGCATGAGGCACTGGCGGACAGGCGATTACGTTCTCTGGGCGGTGGTGGGGGTGGTCGTGGCCCTGATCGCGCACTCGTTCGCCAGCCGGCTCAGCACGCTAGTCCTGGGCCTCTGACCCACTCCGCTTGATGGCGTCCACCAGCGCGGCCACGTTGGCAGCGCCCGTGCTCGATCCCGGCGCGGGGTACTGAAGCAGCACCTTCGCAGCCGCGATCCGGTCCCTCGGATGCAGGTCTTTACTGCGTGCCAGGCGGTACAGGTCGCTGCGCACCAGGTCCAAACGGACCGGGATTGCTCTGTCGACGTTCCTCTTCTGCCCGCTCTCGCTCTTCCTCGGCAATGCGTTCGGCCTCCGGCCTGTTCAGCTTGCTCACGAGCTCGATGGCACGCTCTTGCTCCAGGACGCCGGCGCCCACAAGGGTCGCGATGGCGTCCGCCTCGTCGGTGATGCCGCTCGACAGCTCGGCGGGCCACTGAAGGTTGACCTTCAGCGGGTCGATATCGATCACCTCCCGCCCGGCGGCCGCGTGCAGCGCCGCCTGCCCCACGATCACGTCGCGGATGGCCTCGGTCAGCTTCTCGCGGATCGCGCGGATGCGGTTCACGGTGGGGATGGCCAACCGCCGCAGGGCCGAGCCGGACGGTATCTGCCCGAAGCCGCGCTGCGCGTTGACCAGCACCGGAGCGATCTTGGAGGCGTGCAGGATGCGCTCGAACGCGCGTTCCATGCTGTCCTTCTGCGCGTCGAAGCTGGGATCCCAGATCACGTAGGACGGCGCCACGGCCCCCTCCGGCACCGGGATCGCCATGCCCTCGTCGTTCACCACGATGCGCCCCTGCTCGTCGGTCTGCATCACCCCCTCCGGCACGGCCAGGTGCGGGTTGGTGTGCCGATCGAGCGCGTGCGAGACGCGCGTTTCCCGCTGGTGCAGCTCCGCCACGTACTCCTCGATATCGGCGAAGTCGGACACGCCGTAGAAGCCATCGCCCTCCCGCACGGCCACCACCGCAGGAGCGCCGGCAGCGATCGTCATCGGGTCCGCCGCGGGCGCGCCGATGGTCAGCGCGTTGAGGTGGTAGAGCGTGCGCACGCCGCGCCCCGGGCGGTAGACGGTGACGGCGAGGTGGTCAGGGAAGTGACCAGCCTGCCCCAACTGCGTGATGGGAGCGCCCGGCGCCGGCGAGGCCCCGGTGGCCTCGAAGCTGCGCTGCGCCGTGCGGCTGTTCGTGCTCGGGATGTCGCCCACCGCGTAGGGATAGGCGATCACGTCCACGTCGCCCTCGCCCTCGTCATATGGCACGCGCACCGGGTACCAGTACCGGGGGTCCACCACCTGCACCGCGAGCGGCTCCTTGTTGAGATAGACGCCGCAGCCGTAGCGGATGAGGTCGCCCACCACGAGCCGCGAGGCCTCGATGAGGGACGGGCGGAGCGCGGCCAGGAACTCGTTCTGCCGGTCGCTCCCGGCGTAATCGATGACCGGCGCGTCCGCCATGATGGTGTCCTGCCAGAACTCCATGATGAAGCGGAAGACGTTGGGCTGGAGCCGGTTGTGCTCGCCCTCGATGACGTTGCCGACCAGGCCCTGATAGCGGCGGTCGCTGTAGCGCGCGTACCGCTCCATGATGTTCACGCGGCGGCGGTCGCGCTCCGGCGGGAACTGGAGCCCCTGCCCGATCTCGGTCTCTTTGATGAGCGGCATTACCTCAGTCCTCCAAGCACGTGGCTGGCCGGCGTGGGGGCCGCCAGGCGCACCGCCTTCCCTGTCGAATAGGCGTAGTAGCGCAGGGCGTCCACCCCGTGGTCATTGGCCTTCACCGGCGCGTCCTGCCCCTTCTCCGTGGCCTTCTCGTCCCAGACGTAGCCGCCGATCTCCCGAATCAGGTGCGGGCAGTTGCCCAGGCGGACCTCCCCCTGGGCGAGCCGCGTGGCCGTCGTCACGAGGCCGGGCAGCACAGAGTTGTCCGCATTGCGCGGGATCATCCCCTTCTCCCGCAGCAGCCGCTTGAAGCTCGCCGGGGTCGAGGGGTCCATCCACACCACGATCTGCCGGACCTCGCCGAACAGGGCCGTCCCCCATGCCACCAGCGCGTCCCTGTGCTCGGCCTCGGAACGGATATCGCCCTCCCGGCCATCGTGCACCAGCTCTGCCACCACGTCGGCCCGCGCGCCGCGTGCACGGATGCCGAGCGCGTGGAAGACGCTGCTGACGCCCCAGTCGAGCGCGATCACGGCGCGGCCCGCAATCGGCGTGCCGTCGATCTCATGCCAGTCGGGGAAGATGAGGCCGGAGGCCGCCGCCCACTCGCCGCCGATCATGCGCCGATGCCAATGCCCCTCGAACGACGAGTCGTAGCGCTCCTTCACCTCGTCGGTCAGCGACGGGTTGTCATCGAGCCTGAATCCCTCCACCGCGCGCCCGTCATAGGCGGCGGCACGGCTGACCACGCGCTGCCGGGCCCAGTGTCGCGGGCTGTCCGGGTTGTAGCTGGCCCACATCTTGGAGCCTGCCACGCTCAGCCGCCCCCACGCGACGTTGAAGAACGATTCAGGTAGCAAGGTAAGCTCTTCCACCACCAGCCCCTTGAGCGTCGCGCCCTGGAGCCGCTTGCGGGCACTGTCGTCGCCGGCGCCCACCACCCAGACCGTCGCCCGCTTGCCGTCGTTGTCCACGATGATCCGGGTGCCGAAATCGCGGGAGAGCACGGCGGCGGCCCCGAAGGACTGGAGCAGCTCCAGCGTCTCGAAGCCGATGTTGCGCATGATGACCTCGAGGGACTGCCCGACGATGGCGTGCTGGTAGCCCATGCCGTGCTCAAGCAGCCAGACCACGAAGGCATATCGGATGGCGGTGGTCTTGCCCGAGCGGATGGCCCCGCCTGCCA